GGCACCCAGAAAAGGTACTCCGGGCCGAACATGGCGCCGCTGTCCTTGGTCTCGCTCTGGTTGGCGATCTCTTTGAACACGGGATCGTTGTGGTCGTAGACCGTGATGATTTGCTCCCCGATTTGGAGAGCTTTCGCACGACCGACCAGAACGAGGACATCGACTTCGGCGCCGAGGACTTCGAGATCATCCTTGCCGCGGACGAGGCCATACTGGCCAATGCCGATCTTGCCTTCCTTGCAAGCTTCACTGTTGCCGCCGTAGAGTTGGATACGGGGCAGAAAGACAGACGAACTGGCAACGGCAAGAGCGCCGTCAGAATTGCCGAGTACGTCAACGGGAACCAATGCGTTTTCGGTTGTCATGGTTAGTCCTTGATGTTGGAATCAATTGGCAGTCAGTTTAGCTTCGATTACGTCAGTATGGAGGGTTGCTTCGGTTCTGGGCATATCAACCAGAATCTTGCCGATCTCGTTACCCTCTTTATCCACAATTTTCATCAGTCGGTTGTAGTAGGGAGTATCGTAGCAGTCCCCACTTTTCACGATTTGCGCAGCTTCGTAGGCCGTATTGACACGGCGCTTGTACTCATCCTTGATATCCTCAAACACGCCCGCGATTCCGGTTCCTTCAGTCACCATTTGTTGGGCTGTGAAGATGAGCGCTTCCACCGTAACAGCATAGAGCCAATAGCGGAGTTCATCTTTGGCTTGCCACTTGCCACTTTTGACCATCAACTGTGGCACTCGCTGAATCAATCGAGTAATGGCATAGTTAAGCTCACCAAGGAACGCACCCTGGTAGCCGTATTGTTTCCCGGCTTCAGAGATGACACGGACCAAGTATGGGGCCATTGGTGCGCTTAAGCCAAAGCTCAAATCACGCAAGCCGAAAGCAACTTCACAAAAGATGTCTTTGTACGCTTTGAGTACATCAAAGTTCTCGGCAATCCGGTAGCACAAATCAACGGCGGCTTGTTCAACCGCATAATCAATTGCTGGGCGATCGAGTGTTGGGACGTAAGGCATGTTTCCTCGTGATGTTGAAATCAAATGAGCCACCGGCTAGGTTGCCCTAGCCGGTGGCGGTTGAATGCTGACATAGTAAGAACAACGTCAGGGGCTATAAACTCGCGGAGCGAGCTAGGCAATCCCTGCTGCCTCTTTTGCCTTGGCAGCCGCTTCGGCCGCCTCTTTCGCCTTTTTATCGGCACGCTCGGCGGCGCGAGCTTTCTTTTCGTCCTCGCGCTTCGCCATGCGAGCTTCGTAGGCCGCCTTCTGCACTTCGACGCTGTCAGCGTCGAGTTGCAGCGCCCACGCCACACCCAAGGCGAAACCTTCCACGGCGGTCTCGGCGCCGGCCTTGTCGGTCACGTAGGGACCGGCCTTGGCATTATCGAACTCGTCCTTGAATTCACCGAGCTTGCGCAGGTGCGGGACGGCCTCGAAAGCAGTTTCCTCGGCCGCACGTCCCTCGCGGGCCGCGGCCCGCAACTCATCGTTCCGCTTCTTGACCGTCGGCAGGAACTCTGCCGGCTGCATGGTCATGGCGCTGTCGATGAAGTTGAACTGCTCCTCTTTCGGCAGCTTGCCCAACGAGTAGGCGTTGGCCAAACCGATTTTGCCATCATCCACGAGGCCCTGGATGTTGGGGTCGAGCTTCAGCAGGTTCAGCCGCTGGTTGATCCAGGCAGGTGATTGTGAAATCTGCTCGGCCAATTCGCTCATCGTGAGCGTGGGGTTCAACGTGAACATGCGCGAAATCTGCCGAGTGTACTCGACGGGCTTCACGTCCACGCGACAGAGGTTGGCGACCACCTGGGCCTCCAACGTCTCGGCGTCGTTGAGTTCCAAAATCTGCGCGGGGATCGTCTCGGTGCCCACGTCGCACGACGCGGTGTACCGTTGCAAGCCGTCGCACAGTTCGTAGTACGGCGAGCCGTCGGTGTCGTACTTCGGCCGGACGCTGATCGCGGTTAGGACGCCACGGCGTTCGATCGAGTCGCGAAGGTGAATGTACTGCTCACCTTCCTTGTCCACGCCGCGGAGGGCGACGGGGTTGACACGGATTTGGGAGAGAGGAATGTTCTGAAGATTGGCACTCATGGTTGAGTTGCTCCAGGGAAGTTGATATCGACATCAATTATGTATATGGATGATGATTTTGCTATCACAGTCGAAAAATCAAATCAAACCAAGTGGTAGCAGACAACTCCCCTAGTCATGCTATAGTACGGCACTCCATGAAAAATTATGAAAAATTCTTTGGCACGAAATTTGCTTACGCGCGGGCGCGTTAGAAATACTGTCTAGCGACGATCGGCCACAACCCCTTAGCTAGCAACGTGTTACGTCGAGGGTTAAAATGGCTTTCGGAATTACGTTGTAAGTCGTTTGCCGGTAACGACTTACGCAAAATACGTCGTTACAAGTCGTCTAGTTCCCCTATAGGGAGATACTGTTTCTTTCGCTTTATCCTTCCTAACGTAAGCTACCCGAAAATCCAGTAATTCCAGTAGCTTTTGCCCTAAGTCGTTAGGAGCCAACGGGTTGCGTCATTACTCGATCGTTAAGATCGGGTAAGTCGAGTAGCTTCCGTAAGTCGTTTGCTGGTAACGACTTACGAAAAATACTGATGAATTGTTGGCGAGTGCCGTACTATGTAGTGGCAGGGAATGCCGATTTTCACTTTAGAATTGATTTGATTTTATGGCTGTACACTACTTTGTACACTAGGAATTGATAGCAAAATCAAGGTAGGAGATTGATGGACAAAATCATTTACCTCATTTGGAAAAGCAATTCATTCTCTTTTATGGGCGCCTTGATAGAGGAATTGGTTGTCTCACAAATCATACCGATGGTGGAGATGGTGGTGATTGCGGTGGTTTTGGTTTGGGTGATAATCATAGCCTTGATAGTAGAATCAAGATGACAAAATCACAAAGGAAAACCACATCAAAAAGAGAAAAGATTCGTCAAGGGTCTAATGAGCAAATGCGTGCTATTGAAAACTATAATCTAGCGACCAAAGAAATTAGTCAAAAATTTGAATCCCGAAGTTCTGTCAGACTTTTTGGATTCGATCCAGGTTGTGTTCGACACGTCCTTGTAGGACGACAAAAGACTCACGGTGGCTATGGCTGGAGGTATAGCAAATGATCACAAAATCAATGGCTATAAAGACATTCCTCCAAGCCAAGGCTCCACTTGATTTGGCGGCTCTTTATAACATGAATCTTGAGTGCCAAGTCAATGTTGCGCAAGATGATGGTGAAAGAGTTGATGGTGAGTGGCAGGGAAAACGGTGGACGGGTTGGACAAATGGGGTTCAGACTTGGAAATCATTCCGCATTCCACACCATGCCAATACTAAGCCAGAATACCTTGATAAGGAAATCAGATTTGATCTAGCTGCCCATGCCGAAGCTATTGGCATGACTGGGTTTGATTGGAGGCATTTGAAAAGTAAGTGGGTAGCCTTTGATTTTGATGCAATCATCGGTCATAGTGAGGCCCATGAACAAAAACTTTCTGACGTTCAGTTAAGGGATGTTAGAGAAGCTGCCTGCTCAATACCGTGGGTGACTGTCCGACAATCAACGTCAGGTTCGGGGCTTCATCTATACGTGATGCTGGCCGACTTTGATACGGAAAATCATACCGAGCACGCGGCTCTGGCAAGAGCGATTTTGTCAAAGATGTCAGCGCTTGCTGGTTTTGATTTCGATTCCAAGGTGGATAATTGTGGCGGAAATATCTGGTGCTGGGCGCGTAAATTTGAAAAGGTAGGTGGCAGAAACGGACCTGGCCTACGGCTAATCAAACAAGGCACCATATTACTTGATGCACCACCAAACTGGCGTGACCATATCGCCGTGACGACAGGGAAGCGCCGAAAGAATGCGCCCGGCTTTATCCCTTCGGGAGAGCTAGATTTCTTTGAGGAGTTTTGTGGCCAAAGGCCCAAGACGCCTATCGACGATGAACACCGCAAATTGATGAACTTCCTCGATGAGTCGGGTGCGTATTGGTGGTTTGATATAGACAACCACATGTTAGTGGCCCACACGTATGATTTACAACAGGCACACGAGAAGTTGGGACTCCGAGGAATTTTTAAGACACTAGCTACAGGCCGCGAACACGGTAGTGACCAGAACGGATTCCTTTATCCACAAAGACGCGGTGCATGGTCGGTGCGAAGGCATACCAAAGGCGTTGCTGAAGCCGATACTTGGACGCAAGATAGTTCCGGTTGGACTCATTGCTACTTGAATCGAGAGCCCGACCTGTCGGTTGCTTCTCGCACATTTGGTGGGAAGGAAAATGAACAGGGTGGCTTTGAATTTAGAGAAGCTGAACTAGCTATCGAAGCCGTGAAGGCTCTAGGTGCTAGTCTTGATGTTCCCAGTTTCGTGGGAAGTCGTCCTGCAATCTTGAAAGGGCACAAAGATGGACGTTTGATTGTTAGTATCAAACGTGAGTCTACCGACTCACCAGAAAAGATGAAGGACTGGCTTGAGGCCAAGGGCGGTTACTGGAAACGAATCCTACCGACTTCATCAGGGACAAAGTACGAGCCGGAGGTCGGTAACTATGATGACCTTGTCAGGCATCTCGTTACGGACACCGGCGATTACGGCTGGGTTCTCAAGAGCGATGGTCAGTGGGGTATCGAACCCCTTGAACATATCCGATTGGCGCTAGCATCAATGGGACTCTCGAAACCGGAGATTTCTACGGTTCTTGGGTCAGGCGTTATCAAGCGATGGATGATTGTGAACCGACCGTTCCAGCCGGAGTATCCCGGCGACCGACAGTGGAATCGTGGTGCAGCCCAATTGGCGTTTGCACCGTCAACGAACGTTGACAATCTCAACTATGAACACTGGTTGAAGATTATGAACCACTGCGGGGCTGGCCTTGATTCTGCAATCAAAAAACATCCTTGGTGTCAGGTGAATGGGATCAACAGCGGTGCCGACTATTTGAAATGTTGGCTCGCCAGTTTATTCCAGCATCCGACCAAGCCACTTCCGTATTTATTCTTCTACGGCCCACAGGGGTCTGGCAAGACGATTTTCCACGAAGCGGTTTCGCTCCTCGTCACGAGAGGCGTGGAGCGGGCCGACAACGCACTGATTAGCCAGGCGGGTTTCAACGCCGAGCTTGAGAACGCGATCTTGTGCGTCATTGAAGAAACGAATTTGAGCGCGAACAAATCGACCGCGTATAATCGTATGAAGGATTATATCACGAGTCGAACGATCTCAATCCATCGGAAAGGCCGCACGCCTTATTCATCTCCGAATCTGACCCATTGGGTTCAAGCATCGAACCATCAAGATCATTGTCCAATTTTTCCTGGTGACACTAGAATCACAATGATATTTGTGGACTTACTCAAGGAAGGTGAGTACATTGACAAGATGGACTTGTTCATCAAGCTTGAGAAAGAAGCGCCTGACTTCCTAGCCGCTTTATTGGCTATCGAACTGCCAAGATCAAACGACCGCCTCAACGTCCCCACCATCGCAACTGACGAAAAGAAACGGCTGGAAAAATCCAACCGTACTGAACTCGAAGCCTTCATTGAGGAATTCACTTTTCCTATTGCCGGTTCGGTAATCTCTGTGAAAGATTTTCACGAGAAATTTGTCGAGCATCTAGACCCCGAACGAATTAGTTCTTGGAGCAAAGTTCGAGTTGGGCGAGAGATGCCGGCACAATATCCGAAGGGCCGGTTAATGTCCGAAAAAGCCAATTGGTTTTTCGGAAACATTTCGTGGGAGCACAAGGAATCCAGTTCTCCAAGACTTACCTTGGATGGAGAAAGGTTGGTTGATGGCTAGGCTACTCAAAGACAGCGGCAAAGTTATGCCGCTTAGCGGCTTGAATCGAGTTCTTGTTATCCAACTGATTGATGTTGACTATCAATTCGTCGAAGTCCCTAGCGGAGACTTCCTGATCGTTTGTAGTGACCAGAGCGATTTGGGCGACAAGAATGCTCTCGCGAGCACAATCGCGTTCAAACCGATCTTCGGTGATTGCATCCTGATCGACAAAGCCGAACTGGAGGCATTATGATAATCATTGGCTTCGGCCACCGTCGCCGCGTAGGCAAGGATCAGATTTCAAAATTCATTGATACCATTCTCAAAATCGAACGGCCCAAGTTAAAGGTCGTCAAGGTGAGTTTCGCAGCGAAGCTGAAAGAGACTTGCTACGAGCTTTACAAATGGGCGGGCCTGGAGCGTGGTATCTTCTACGAGACCGAGCAAGGTGTCAAACTCAAAGAAGTTGTGCTGCCCGCGATTGGTATGTCGCCACGCGATATATGGATCAAGGTTGGTAACAAACTCCGCGAAGTGTACGCTGACACTTGGATCGACTGCGCCTTGAAGAACTTCCCGGCGGCTGATGTTATCATTGTCACGGATGTTCGCTTTCCCAATGAGGTTGAAAAGATTCAATCTTTAGGCGGAAAGGTCTACAAGATAGTGAGACCTGGTGAGCCAATGTCCGATGACGCATCGGATTCAGCACTGGATAGCTGTACGCTTTGGGATGGTTATATCGAGAACAATGGCGACCTAGCCGCGTTGCATATTAAGGCCGATGTTTTGGCCAGGGAGATTCTCAATGGCGCGCCTATACGGTAGAGGACCTCTTGAACCTTTCGGAATGCAACATTTGAATGGAAATCTGCTCTGTGCAGTCGATGTGGAGACAACGGGACTTGATCCCCAAAAGCATGACATCATTCAATTAGCCATACTTCCCTTGGATGCCGGCATCAATCCCCTTCAACATGTCCGCCCCTTTGTCATCGAAATGATTCCCAAGCGACCCGAAAATATCCAACCTGGCGCCACGAAAACTCATCGCATCAACATGGCTGAACTTGTGCTTCGGGCCATTGATCCCTGGAAGGCTGTTGATTTGTTCGAGGACTGGTTTGAGAAATTGAACCTTCCACTTGGGAAGAAGATTGTACCCTTAGCACATAATTATTTGTTTGACCGTGATTTCATCCGAGAATGGTTAGGTGGGCCAGTCAGTTTTGACCATTTCTTTCACTATCATTTTCGGGATAGTATGGCGCTAGCTCTAGCCTTGAATGATAGGGCAAATCAGAAAATGGAAAAGCCACCTTATCCGAAAGTCTCATTGAGTTACTGTTGCGCAATGACCGATGTTACCAACTTGAGGGCCCACGACGCATTAGCCGACTGCGTGGCGACCGCGGAAGTTTACAGGAGGATGCTGCAACAAGCAATCTAATGTCCAATAAACACCACCTAGGGACCAAAGATGATTTACACTGTCCATCACTATCGTGCGCGTCGAGGTATCAAACTGCTTGATATGCACGTACCTGATTGGCGTAACGCGATGGAAGGCGTACCCGAAGAACATGTGGAAAGTGTTCTACATGCGATTCGGGACTATATGCCGTACCCGTACCGCTTACAACCCAAGACGGGCCGGCAAGTTGAGATGCTCCGCTATTTCGGTTTCCATGAGACTGATCCCAAAGCGTGGCTTCATTGGAAGGATAAGCATATTCCAAATGAAATCCTTCCAATGACGCCGCCTCGGCCGGCGCATCCATCGCACCAACCGATTCAGTTCCGGTAAAAAAAGCCCGCTTAGGCATTTGCCTAAGCGGGCTTTTTTCGTTTATTCCCGGAAAGTACACTTCTCGCAATCGGCTGCTTTCACCGATTTCTGGAGAAGTGGGCATCCCTTGCAATTGCAGACTCGGAGTATATCCACGGCTCCGCAAGACTTGTTGCGTTGCATTTGAGTTCGCCATTTACATGGCACAATAGCTAAGAAGAACTGCCAGTGATTTTGCGGATTACGTGTATAGCCATCAACAGGCGGTGGCGGCTCAAAACCCCGCTGGGGATAAATGAGTGAACCATCCGGCATTGATCTTGCCGCCCCAAAAGATTGAGTTGAGATGGTATACCTCCGCTTTCCAGTGCAACCACAGTCACTCATATAGGTAACACCGGTTTCGCTTCCCCGTCGGAAATCACTCTATATACAACACAGGGACTAAAGTCCGTGATCGAACACTTATGAACTTTGATACCAAAATTCTTTAGGCGTTCGCGTGTGGCCTTAGTAAGTTCCTGTTCAATGTTGTCGCAGACCCCTTTGACGATGATTTCAAAATCATTTGAAGCCATGACGCCCACGACTGCACATTGCGTAATATCACTGACGGCATCACTTACGTCCCAAACCTCAGAGAGAGCTAGGACCACATCAGTTATGGAGTAAACAACTACGACGCCCACCACAACCTGCCGACCATCCTTGGTCAGCAGTGTTTGAGTTACCAAGTTGTGGGTCGTCCTTGCCGTCGGTACTTGTAGAACCTCGGTCACAAGGGGCCAGAAGATATGAACTCCTGGCCCCATTCTTTTGACCTTTCGTCCGTATACGAATTTCACACCACCGTGTGTTGATTTTACAATCACCACTCGTGGGATGAATTTCCCGAACCACTCAACGATCGCACCGATCCAAGCGAATGCATTATCCATTGGGATTGTACGCCGTGATTGCAGGTGTAGTGACTGGTGGACAGCCCGATCCAGCCGATTGAGTTCCAATAGATGGGGCGCTATATTGTTCGACTTTACCTACGGTAAAACCGCCCGACGCATACTTATTCTGGAAATCAGCATTCTGTTGTGCATAGAAGCTACGGGCACCGTCAGGCGTGTTAAAGGTATAACACTTCTTGAACGGCGGCCCGATCAGGTCAATGCGCCCAGTATCTCCAGCTTGAGCGCTACGAGCAGTTAAGCCGGGTGGCGGAACACCGGGAACTGGACCGTAGAGTCTACTGGGGTAGCTCACTTCCCGAACAGTGGCCATGAAGGTCACAACAACACTCGTGCATGGGCCAGGTGTACAACCACCCTTTGGAAGTTTCGTCAGCGGGTCATTAGGATTAGACCCGTCACCTGTACCCTGAGTTGCTTGCTGCGCCGCTTGCATAGCTGCTTGGGCCGCTGCCAACGCCTGATCGGCCGTTGACTGGGCTTGTGTGCAGCACGTTGGAACCGGGGTATTACTACCTTGGCCCGTCGAAATGGCGCCCGATGTATCCGCAGACCCACCGTTAGGCGGAGGCGGTTCAGGCTTCTTATCTCCACTGTCGGACGGCTTGGAGTCGCCGTAATCATTTTCACAGTGCTCACCGCCTTCCTCATCAATGCTTACCGGCTGCCCGTTGCAAGCCAACTGGAATCCAGTTCCAATACCTGCGGGCTGTTGCGGTGCCATGAGCGAGAAGAATGGTGGCACGGTCAGGAAGTTCGGACCTAAGCCGCTACCCGCGAATCCCTCGAAACGTTCGGAGATCGTTGGGTAGAGGATAGCTGGGTCGGACGTAGCCGGCCATGCAAAAACGTAAGGCACCTGTGTGCCCGAAAGTAGGGGCGTCCAGAATTCAAAATCAATGGAATTGTCGGCGGAGTTATAGTTCGCCTTCAAACACATACATTTCACGGGCACAGGGGCCAGATGATCCACGTTGATAGTCACATAGTCGAACACATCAATGTTCAACTTATGGAGCGGCGTCTTGAAAGAGATAATCCGCCATACACCTGACTTACGAATCAGCCAGTATGTCGCACTCTTCAAAACGAGTTCTTGAATGTTGTAGCAATAGTAGTCGAAGTTCGTGATCTTGATGCCAAAATCAAAACCTTGTTTAAGGGTTCCATACTTTTTCACATTATGCCGAAGGATCATCTCATTCGGATTCGGCTGGGAGTGATCCACCACCCAAGTCGCGATATACTCCGTGATGATTTCTTCAGTCGGCGTATGCGACAGCACAAGACTGTTAGCGTCAATATCACTTTTCGTAATGGTGTCAACAGTCGTTGTCGGCTCTTGCGACAAGTATATCAAATAGAATACATCGTCGCGTAAGAAGATCGCACACCGGGCCTGATAGGCAATCTCTTGAAGAACCTGGAATACCGGCTTTCGATCCAGGAGCGGGAAATGCATTGGGTAGTTGTCTACCAAAGCCCGAACCGCGTTGAACGAAACCGAGTCAATGCTGTGAGCTGTATAAGTCGAGATGATCCATTCCAAGATATCAACTGTGTTCGGGCCTACGGCCGACTGAAGCGTTACGAACACTTGGTCAGTCCAGGTCGGGTCGATAACACTTAGTTGAATCGGGAAATGGATTTCAGTCACAAACTGGTAGCCAACGTAATCGGTCAACGTTAGAAAGTAATACTCCGGCGGCACAGTAACAAGTTGCTGGCCTGTCGGATAGTTCTTGATCGCCGTAACCGAATACACGTTTGACGCAAGCAGGTTGGCGATATAGACAATCTCCTGGTCCGTGTCCATCGTGACAACAGAGCCTTGATTTGCCCAAAAGAAACTTGCTGTCGGCAATTGCTGGCACAAATAATTTCGGTATTCGATATTACTCGTGCTATTCGCGTTATTGATGATTTGGTTATTGTAATTGGCCTGATTTTGTGCAGCCACTTGCCAATTCTGTGCGCACTGTAGTTGCATCGTGATAACGAGCAGGCTCGTTACAACCGGCAAACCACCGGGTGGTGTTGAGAATGGCGCGGTAGGTAAATTCGCTGGCGTAAAAACATCGCCATTAAATGTACCTTCGATATTGGAGCCATTGATTTCAACCGTGACTAACTGGTTCTGTGGCTCAAGATTTCCACCGATTACAATGACCGGACCAATAACCGCCGGATGCGCCAAGTTGGGGTGCAACCGACTCGTTATTGTGAATGTCTGGGTCTGCCCAGAAAAGCCAGGATCAGCAATCGGATTGGAGAATGTACCAGTGAACTTAGCACCCGCGATATCCAGCGTTATGACAACGCCGGTCGGGAACTGGTTCAGTGAACTTGGACAATAGACTTGAATTGTGTTGTACTCAAACTGCTGTTGAGTAGCCAACTGCTGCTGAAGGTTTTCAATTTCGGTACAGTGGCCAAATACGCAACTGGGATCAACAGCATAGACGGGTGTGATTATGAGACCAGACGGCTCATTCGGGATAGCATAGTACGCCGTGTAGCCCGCGAAGCTTGTCGGACAAGGCAGCGACTGGATACATGCGATCCTTGCCGGTAGTGTATAATCGGAGATACCTACGCCCGTCGTAAGGAAGCCTTGGCGGGGCGTCGTGAGCATTAGACAGGGCACGTTCAAGCATTGCCCAAAAACCAGCGGCCACGCCTTGCCAATTGCGTTCAGTGGCGGATTGACAAAGTCCCCGGCCTCAATCGAAAAGCCGACGGCAATATCCTCAATCAATGAGATCAGATCGAAGCTAACCGAACGGTCGCCTTCATTCCACATGATCGGGGTATTGATCAGACCGCGGAAGATAACAAAGGCATCTGTTGGCCAAGTAAGGCCAACGAAGAACTGGTAAATCCAGCCCGTGACAAGATGGATATCATTGTTATCAATGATATTCTTTAATGCCCCATCCACATCGCTTAGCACAACACTCACTTTTTGAGACTGTGCATTCAACGAGACGGAGACAACATCGTCGATATCACTGATTTCCAAAATCGTTGGGAACACATTAGTGGCCCCGATATCTTTATCAGAGTAGTAGCTAATGGGGCCACCGGCGGCCCATTGAACAGCAACAACCGTAACAGGCTCAATGCCCTGTTGCGTTGCGATTTTGGCTAATGCTGCCGCGGAGATATTTCGTGGCATGTTAGACTTCCTTCGGAGTTTTAAGTATGTGCCACTTTTGAATTTTCAAGCAATCCCGACAACTTGATTGAAGGCCATTAACTCCATTTCGATTACGGCCAAAATCCGTCGGTGATTTTTCCAAGTTACATCGCGTGCATCTTATCATGTTAATCACAAGCCAAGGTTACTGGTGTAATCAACTTACCTCTGAACACTAAAGTCACATTAACAGTTTCACGCATCACGCCTAGGGCGGGCTGGGCCGACACTTCTTCAAAGGGATTATCCATGATATAGCCAAGCCAGACTTCACCCAGATGGGTTGTAATCAGGATTTGGTAACCCATGAAAGCAATCACAAATTGCTTGAACTCCTCAGCTTTACCACGAGTCAGAAGCCAAGTGAAATGTAGCTTCTGATCGTTACTTGTTTGGACATAGGTAAAGCGGGTGCCGTCGATCATATATCGGGCTTTCATCGCCACGGGTAATGCCCGACTATCGTTGAACTGCGGATTCGGCATAATAGACGTAACAGCAAGTAGCGGGTATGGGGCTTGTAAGATGAAACTCATACCAATACTCCCTGGAACTGTAAAGCTACACTCCAGTTGCTACGCTGTGGATTACTGATTTCAGCATCAGGATTCAAAATGATTCCTTGCCATTGCTGATTTTCCCAATCTAGTAGACCGATTGTTTGGCCGATAGACGCTAGCAAGAAAGCCTGTAGGTCTTGCATCTGAATGCCTTGAAGATACGTGATCGTAAATTCAAGCTTCTGAAGCTTTGGCCAGATCGGGTCTTGGAAAACAATCAGTTGGCCACCACGACTCGTCCTATTGATCCGATTAACCTGATATTGAAATTTGTTCTCAAAATCAGGATTTTTCAGAACTACCGTAGTTACCGGGCTGACAGCCGGGTAGGTCAAAGTGAGAGTGGCGGACCCCAGTGGGGTCGGATCAACAGTGGGCGGTAAGACAACACTAGGTAGGGCGGTTACACCGACCTGCATCGCGTATGTGCAATCTTGCGGATTTTCAATGAAGGGGGAAATGGATTCCCCAATTGCTAAAATATCCGCCGTAGGCAGGGTGACAACTTGATTGAGATACACGGTTTCAACCAAGAACATCTGGTCGAAGAATCCGTGGAAACCGTCGTAGCCGATGCCGCCATCAGTCACTACTCTACCTGAGATTGCTACATCAATGACTGCTAAATTATCCGTGATATTGTCAGGTGTGGTGTGACTAGCGGTATCAACAATGGTGATAATATCACCCAAATCTTGGGTCGGCTGGGCGCGAGTTACTATTTCCGTGATAAAAAGCTCATCGGAAACAGATAAATTAACCGTTGAGATGTGGGCACTTGCAACATCGAAGATACCGAGTGTATCCACGATGGACGCAATGTTACCACCCGATTGCGTAATAACTTCCGAAATCGTGAGTGTATCCGTCACACTCTCGACAACAATATGCGCCGCCTTGATTACTTCAACAATCGCCAACATGTCCGCCGTTGAAGGCGTCGGATTACGACTTACAACTTCGGTAAAAGCTAAAACTTCGTGGACTAAAATCAATTCACCATTGTTCGCCGCATCTGTGATAACGAGCGTATCAGTTACCGACGGCTGCGAAACAAGTTGCGTAGTTGCCGTATCTGTAATCGTGATAACACTAGAGGCTGAAAGAGACTCAATACTTGTAGTTACAATTTCGGAAATTGACAGAGTATCAGTAACTAGGTTACCGCCTAGGGTGCCTAGGCGCATAGTACCTAATACGCTATCGACTTGTCCTAGACGGGATGTAGCCATTACGATTGCTTCCAGCTACGAAGTTTCATTGAAGGTTTGCCAAACCAATCCGCATTACCATCGGTCACTATATGGAAACCCACTTGGTCATAAGTAGCAGGCACATAAGTTGCATTGGAACGAGAATCAATGAGTGTCCAGTTCCGCCCATCGTTGCTCAATGAGAAGATACGGTTTGTTCCATCATCCGTGAACTTCATCCAAATATTGTTCGCGCTAAGCGTAGCACTATGACGCGAGACTTCATCGGAAACGATTGTCACGAAATTGCTGAATTCCGTGACTGAGACTTGGATACCTTGAATGGTATCCGAACCATCCCACCAAGCATTATTTGTTACAATTTTACCCGTAGAGGAATCACGAATATAGATTCCACAACCGGCGAGATTGGCACCGTTCGTCGCATAGAAAGCATCCAATTCCATATTGGCTACAATGGTGTAGGGCGTTGAAGGTTTTGCGATATACTGGTCACAAATGTTCCAGGCCGCCGACTGTGGATTGCTGACAAAATAGATTGTACCACTATCATCCGTAGCTGTTCCGGCAAATGTGGCCGCGGTACTAAAACTAGCCACAAGAGGCGGTTGAGTCCACTGATTCAATGGACCGAAGTGCTCCCAGACCGAACCGGTATCATAGCAAAGAATATCACTATTCGACGGAATGAAGATTCGGCCCAGGACACCGGCGCTCGGTCGATTGGCGAACGTGTCATTGAGCAGAGCGTCCGCCCGGAATGAGTTGGCGGCGCCTGCCGTAAAGACATGGGTGACATTTACGCCACTGGTATGGGATGCACCAGTTGTACCTTCTTGGGCTCGACTGATCGTGAATGTTGTGCCGCTGACAGCGGTTACTAAAACGATTTCACTATCAATCAGAAGTCTGAAATTGCCTACCGTCGGGAAACCCGTTGCTGATGTTACAATCAATGACGTGGCAATCGCGGTGATTGTACCATTCAGAGTCGTCTGGGTTCCGTTGACTAGCTGCTCATAGTTCGGCGCTGACATTGGTTACTCCTGGAAAGAAAAAAGCCAGCTAGCCAGAAACTGACTAGCTGGCTTTGAACGATTAGCCGCTGACCGTATACGTGACCTTGAGTTGATCGCCGCTGTTGACAACGACGTTCGACCCAAAAGCCGCTTCGCTCCAGAGAGTCCCGGACGTACCACCCTTGGTGTTGTTCGAGATCACGAAGATTCCGTGAATCGTGGCTGTCGCATTGATGTTAAAAGTCGCAGCAGTTGCGTTCGTAATCGAACGGGCGGACGCCGTGCCGGCACCCCAAGTGATTCGGTTAGAATCACTGTAAGCGACACTTTCCACCCAGCCGCTATGGCTCGCAGACGTGTCGGAGTTGGCAAACGCGCTGAAAGAAGCGTTGTCCACCAAGCCGATATACCAGGTTGTGATCTGAGTCACCGAATCGAACATGATACCCAGGAGGGCATTCATGCCAACATCGACGACTTGATTCTTGGCCACATAGTGACCAATGATTTCGCCATCACGGACGTGGTCACAGTGGTACACACCACCGAACCCGAACAGGAGGGTTGCCACCGACGCCGTTCGGAAGAACAGCGAATTGGCCAAAGCCCGAATCTTCTGAAGCCATTTTAGTGGCATGTTTCTCTCCTAGTAAACAAAGGAAGCGTTACGTCGCAACTCACGGCGTAGTTCGTTAGCGATCTGCCGACCATTCATAGGTGTCGATTGGTTGTGGTTCACATTGACGTGAACATCACCCACAGTGACCGGACCACCCTGTGACCGATAGTTCGGCATACCACCAGAGTTCATAGCTACAAGTTGCGAATAGAATTGTCGGGTCGCCGATGCGTTCATTACGAACTCATTACTGCCAAGCATGGCTGGGACAGTATCCGAACCGCGGGCCAAACCACCCGTTGCATAATAACTGACTGGGCCGCCCATCGCTCGATGGGCGGCCGGGGTGGACGCATTTTCCTGAAGGGCCTTAGTTAGGGCTTCAACGCCCGATACCTGACCCGCGGCGACTGTACCAATCTCGCCGACACTTTGGACAAATGAGTTGGAGGTACCACTCGCGGCCCGGACGGCATCACTTAAATTGTAGAGATCAGCAGTTCCTGATTTGAGGGAATCAAGATTATTGCTGACATTTCGCATCTTAAGGGACGCTTGGACAGCCTGATCAAAAGATGTTGCCATCTGCTTTAAGATGGATAACACTTCTTTGGCTGAGCCCGTCCCAAAACCGCCCTTATTAACAAGGGCTTGAGCTTGATTAGTTGCCTGAGCCATTTGCTGTTGGACTTGGGCAATTTGAGTTGGATCGAGAGTACCAAGAGCCGCCCTTGCATTTGCCTGTAGGCCGGCAAATTGTTGTCGAGCCTGAGGAACACCCGATGGTTCCGGCAAAAGCGGAACCTTAGCTCCGGCCATTTGACGAAATGCATTTGCAGCAGTCTCCATTACTCTTGGAAATGGATTGACATTAAGCTTACCAACCAAAACTTGATGTGCTTCAGCGGCGGCTGCCTGTGCGTCAATTGCCTTAAAAGATTCGGCTAAAGCCTCATTGGCAGTTTTACGATCAGTAGTGGCGGCCTCCGCCGCTTTCTGATTTTCTGTCTGCTTCAAAAGCTCTTTATTATTTTCGGCCGCGGCTTGTTGACCCTTGCCATAGCCTTCGTTAGCCAACTGTTCAGCAGTTTGGCCCGTCATATTTTGAAGATGCAATCTGACGTTAACATCAATTCCTTTTGACCATTGGGTCAAAAGGCTATTGACTTTTTGCGTCCCCGCATCTTGTGCGAATTTCAGTGAGGTTGGCTGACCTGTCGTCGGTGAAGTCGTCTTTGTCATCAGACGCCGGACGATCGCATCCAAATTAAAGGAAGCTAAGACACCAGGTAAATGTGTCTTACTGATTTCGCCAACGGTTTTATCAATTCTACCCGCTGTCTTACTGGCTTCGGCTTGAAGCGAGTGTAATTCCGCGGTATTAGTTTCTGACTTCGGAGCAAGTTGCTTCTTCGCAATTTGATCATTCAAGCTATTGAATTGCGCAATTAGGGTTTTTACGCTACCAATTTGGCTGCGAGTTTTTAACTCAACATTCTTGGCTTCATTAGCCTGTTGCTGTTGCTGAGCAACAATTTGGGCGTACAAGTCCTTTTGTGTACTGAGGGCGCGATTGACTTGACCTTCACCAATGGCACGAGTTTGCGTGATACCCGCCGACCGTTCGGCTAGACTCATTGCATCCCCGATTAGCTGTTTGCCAAATTCAACATTGCCCTTACCAATAGCTTCGCGAGCTGCTTGCAACACTTTATTGGAGCGTTGCGCAAGTAGAATGCCTTGGGTCTTTGGGTTTGTTTGCGCGTTGAGTGCGCGTTCAAATCGACCCGCATTAACTTGATATTCACTACCCAAAAGTTCATTGGCTAGACTCTTTTGAGTCTTAGCGGGCTTATCCTGAATCTCTTGAAGAACGCTCACAAACTTATCAAGATCGCTCTCGCGTTCTTTCAATTGATTTTTCAAATTAGCGGAAATTTCGGTCTGCGCTTTGAAAGCGGCCGCTTTATCCTTTTCGTAAAGTTGCTGACCTTTGAAGAAGAACTTTTCGACTTCAGCCGTCCGCTCATTCAATGCTTTCTTTTCAGCATCAATTTGCGGTTGCATATCGCTGAGGCGTTTTTTCAAATCCAGATTATTGCCCGCAGTGATTTCGTCGATACGATTTTTCAAATCTTCAGCAGCCGTTGACGATTTCGAGAATTGATCAATCAACGTTGGCAGTGTGAATAGAAGTAATGCCGGGAAGGCATAGCCTCCAATGGAAGCGCCGAGAGCTTCTGAGGCCCCAAGGGCGGTTGCAGCATCCTTTATAAACACACCGAAAGCAAGAACTGACCGTGCCGCAAAAATGGAGAGAGCAATAGCTACTCCACCTAGAACGAGACCTAGGGACTTCATGGCAGTTTCACCACCACCAATGGATTGAATAAATTTGGCGAGTACATCAACTGCACTACGGCCAAAGTCATTTACCAAAAAGTTTCGGGCAGCCGTCAATTCTCGGGTTAGCTTGCCAGCTTGTGTACCTTGGATAAGGTTGGCAGCCGCTTCGGCGGCACCGGCAGACTTATTGGAAATTTCGTCAAGAGTTTCGGCATACTTCTTAGCGTCCGTGGCGACTAAGCCAATGACGCCGCGAGTACCGCGAATCTGATTGAACAGTTTACCGATTTCGGTAGCCGAAGTGCCACCCGACTCGGTCAACTTTTCCAAAGCACCTTGGAAACCATAAGCAGCGATAGCTGCTTCAGGTGTCGCGATCCCTAGATTTCGAAACTCCTCTTGTAAAGCTTCCGTCGGCCGAATCAATTTTAACATCACGTTTGTAATTTGAGTTTGAGCATCATTTGCCTTCACACCTTGAATGGTGAGATGGGCAAGTGAGGCCGCAACTTCTTCAAACGAGATACCTAGGGCGCTGGACAGCGGAAGCACACGACCGATCGTATTTGCTAGTTCTTCACCGCGAACACGGCCTAAGTCAATAGTGCGGAACAGTTTGTCACTGATATCCGCTGTACTAGCCGCCGTCAGACCATAACTATTGATGACACCCGAAAGCAAGTCTACCGAATCGGCGGTACTTGTTAATGAGGACCGACTGAATGATAGGGCTTCACCTAAGAAGCGTGTGCTTTCAGCCGCGTTGCCAATTTGGTTGGATAAGGTCTCATAGAGACCTTTGGCCACGCCCTCAATAGGTTGGCCAAACTCAGCGGATAGTTTCGAGACCGCGGCACCAACCTGATCGAGACCACCGGTAGCAAACTCTTTGCTTAAGGTCTGAATTTCCGCTAACTGCATTTCAAATTTACGGCCAGCACCAATCGCGCTTGTGAAAGCGCCAACAATTTCACCAACGCCTCGGTATGCGAATTGCGTTCCAAAGACCTTGATAACGGAACCCCAAGATAGGGTCATTTGTTTCGAGGCTTCTTGAACTGTCTTAGCCGAAAGCTTTACAGTATTGGCTAATCCGGTAACATTTGCCGTCGGCGGCTTTCGACCAAAAGCGGCAAATAGTCCTGCTTCGGTCCCTTGTGTGGGATTGAATCCAGGCGGCGGTGGCGTGATTTTGGCAGTCGCGGCCGTCGGCCCGTTGGCCACAACGTTCTTGACCCGCTGGGCTAAAGGCTGTGTCAATGTGACACCACGACCCAAAGCCGCTTGAACTTGATTTTGTGCGCGGGAAAGATTGCTAGTCGCCGCAGCAGCCGCGTTAGAGGCGGATGCGTATTGACGAAGTTGACCTGCTGCCAAAGTAAGGGTTGTTGACACGCCCCGTAGGACGTTCTCGATCTTTGCACCTTCCGCATTGAATCCCGCCGTGCTACTGGCCATCTTGTTGACCGAGTTAGCATAGGAATCCATTTGCTGCTTGAGCTTCGTCAGCGCCGACAGCGCTTCCGATGCGTCAAAGCCTAATTTGGAGGATTCATCACTCATCTTATGATCCTTCTAAGGATTTTGAAATACGTGCTTGGCTTCCACTTAAGTGCATTGACGTGTGCGTTAATATACTTAATGAAAGCCGCTTCGGCGGCTGCCATCGAATGATACGGCCCTGGCTGAATCAAATGGAATCCAACAGCATTCGCGTTGTTTGATTCATTGTAAATCAAATGGAATACTGAGCTTTTCCAATAAAAGGAATACTCGAAGTTTTCCGTTTTGATTTTAGCTTCACCTGCAGCCTCACCTTGCGCAACCCGGTTAGGGGCGCCAGCCACAGGGAACGCTACAATTTCGACACCAACTTGACTGGCCAAGGCGCGAAGGCTAGCTCGGCTTTCACCCGACCAATTAGGCACAATAGACTCTACTACAGCAACCCATTCTTTGATGCCCTCGATGAGGATATTTTTGTATTCCTCATCGAGGGCCCGCCTAGCGGCAGCTAAGTTAAGTGTTGGAATAGCGAGATTGGCGGTTAGTTTCATCGTATCAATGCTTTCGCGATGCTGATAAAAAACTCATTGATATCAAAATCACGAGTTTGATCATAAGCGATTAACATCGCCTGATACCACGGTGGGATTTCATCCCAACTATCAGCAGTGATGCCCGGCGGCTTTATGCGGAAGCGTTCGCAAGCTCGCCAGATTGCGTACTCGGCTGTTCGTCTTGGGGGCCAGAGATATTTTCGTTGAGTTGAGTCTGTGGCCCACGTAGAAAATTTGCACGGGCCTCTTCGAGGCGCTGTTCATTCAAGCAATTGGCGGAGAAAACACCATTCACGATTCGCTGAATCTCGATCTGGCTGAAGCCAGAGTCTTTCAGTTCCTTGCTATAGAGATGCCACGTTTTCGGATTCAGCGGATTGACTAAATCCCAGGTCAAACCTGGCGTCGCCTTCGTGGATTCAATGACCATCCAAGCAACCTTCTGCTCGGTCCATCGGTCGCGTGCTTGAATATAGCCCACATCCTCCAAATGGTATTCACGCTTCCCACCCTTTATGATTTTCATGGGCGGTTTCGGTTCAGGGCACAACTCGTCAAACTTCGTGAAATCCATGATCGCGCCGGCTTGGAAGATGAAGTCATCTCCCTGGCCACGCGGAATCACAATGATTTCAACGTTTGGGCCTTCGATCTTTTTGTCAAAGAGTTTCATGATTAACCTCTCGGAGCCACCAGGCCGTCATCCTTGACGGCCTTGTTTATTCACACTAGACTTGCACCAGATCAGGCACCACGACGCCAACGCCCGGAACACGGACGATGTTCGCGGCCTCAATGTTGCACTTGCCAGACGTAACGATCGTCGCGTCCTTGATATTGTGATCGAGCGATTCATACCGATAATCGACGAGCGTGATGATTTCCATATCACTCCCACCGCAAGGTGGGATGTATTCGATTTCGATATCAATCGCATAAGGTTCGCACGGATCGGCAGAAGAAGTCACCCAAGAGGCTGCGCCGCCTTGATTCTTCAAGCAATCTTCGGGTGTAGGCGTAACTGAGCCGGGGATGGCTGTCAGGAATTCCCACACCATATCGAGCTTCGCCTCCAGTGGCGCCTGATCGAGTTGCCGCACGGTGTGCAGGTTTCCTCGATCCAGAACGTACTGGTAGTTCTTCTTCTCGGTATGGGTTAAAGTTCCATCACCGACGTTCACTTCCAATGTTCGGCCTGTAAAAGTCACAGCCGCGTCATCAACGGGGATACCGTTGGCCGTGCTGAAACCGGGGCTGAACGTGACTTCCCACGTCGAGCCACCCGTCTCTGTTCGCGTGACTGTTGGTGTGCCACCAGTCAAGCTACCCGAGTCAATGGTAAATAACCCCATCGCCTTATCCAAGTATTGGCCTTGGAATGTGGCAACATAGCTATCAGCTACCCCACTGATGACAACATCAGTTGCAGAGATGCCCGCCGTTACCAAAGCCGCCTGAACTACTGCCGGCGTTGCATTGAAGGCAATCGCAGCCGTTGTAATGGATACAGGTGCAGCAAGCGTTCCTGTAAAGGTCAAAGTAAAGGTTCCTGCCGATGGCGCACCTAGTCCAATAGCTTGGATTTCATAACCATTTTCAGCCACTACAGTGTAGCGAAAATCAACATTCGCTATGGAAAAGCGGCACGAAACGGGAATGATACCCGGCGTTCCGAGAGTGTCGATGACAAGCGTTGTGTCGCCGGACGCCGGCGCAATCGACGGCTCATTGATCAGAGCCGTATTCTTGTAACCATCCACGAACCGAATGTTCGCGTGACGGAGTTCAATTTGAGCCATATTACACCTGCACTAAGTCTGGGACAACGACACCCTGGCACAGAGAACGAACGATCGAGGCAGCGGTGATGTTACACTTGCCCGAAGTCACAATGGTCGCGTCCTTGATGTTGTGGTCAAGGGACTCATACCGATAGTCAACGAGAGTGATGATTTCCATCTGGCTGCCACCGCAAGGCGGAACATACTCGATTTCAATATCAATCGCATAAGGTTCGCACGGGTCAGCCGAGGAAGTTACCCAGGTCGAAGCACCACCCTGTTGCTTGAGACAATCTTCCGGGGTCGGCGTAACCGAACCGGGGATAGCTGTCAAGAATTCCCACACCATGTCCAACTTCGCTTCCAATGGCGCCTGATCCAACTCGCGGACAGTATGCAGGTTTCCTCGATCCAGAACGTACTGGTAGTTCTTCTTCTCCGTGTGCGTGAGCGTGCCATCGCCAACGTTCACTTCGAGGGTGCGCCCCGTGAAAGTGATCGCCGCATCATCAACGGGCACACCATTGGCCGTGCTGAAAGCTGGTGAAAAGGTCAGTTGAGTCGTGATTCCACCGACAGTTGCGCGTGTCGCGCCCGTGAAGGTATAACCAACCAGGCTTGTCACATTCACGGTTAAGAGGCCCATTGCCAAGCCAGCATACTGGCCCTGGAATGTGAACGTGTAGTTGTCGGCCGAGCCGCCCACCACAACGTCCGATGCCGAAATTCCGGCAGTCGTCAAAGCCGACTGCACCGCCGAGGGAATCGCATTGTAAACAATTGCAGCCGTCGTGATAACGACAGGATTAGCAAGCGTTCCGTGAAAAGTGATTGTGAAAGTGCCGGAACTCGGTGAGCCAAGATTGATATCTTGAACTTCATTTGTATTCACTGTAGCGGATACAGTGTACCGGCAAGGGGTGCCAACAACGCTAAATCGACAGGAGACCGGGATTGTGCCCGACGTTCCGAGGGTGTCGATGGTTAGCGTTGTATCACCGGCCGCTGGCGATTCGTTGACAAGTGCCGTGTTTTTGTAGCCGTCCACGAACCGAATGTTCGCGTGACGGAGTTCAATTTGAGCCATACTTTACTCCTAGCCTAACGGAATTCGGAAGTACATGCAATACTTGGCTTGTATTGCCGACTGTTCCATTCGGGTCACGTGATCGGTCGTATTAACGATTCCAAAATTCAAGACCTGGATTTGGTCTTTCGGGCTTAGCTGTAAGCATTCAACTAAGCTTTGATCGTCGAACTCCCCGGTTCCTAGTCGAAAGACTGGTATTGTGTTGCCGAATATGGGGAGATAGAGTCCTTGTAGTCTTTGTTGTTTATAAAGATCAGTAGCATCAACCCCGCTCGCAATGAACAGGTTAAGCCTGATCTCAAACTGCCAGTAGTTCTGGCTTTGTTCCCGCATCCACGGACCCATCATCCGCAACTCAGCCCAGTCATGTAACTTAGAAGTATCACGATCTTGGCCTTCAAAATAGAGATAAGAGGAAGCAGAGACCGCCGTAATATGGTTCTGAAACCATACCGCAACCGATGCCCTGATCCAGCGTGCCCAATTGGGGTCTTGTGCCATCAGTCAACCTCAAGTTGAATTGATTCTAAAATCATTAGAGCGTCGGCTGCATTTTCCTCATCCACCATATTTGTCTCATCATCAATCAAGAGCATATCCGAGACATGCTGCTCATTGGGTGACAAATTGGTATCGAAGCTGGCACTATCTAGCACACTACCCAGATCGTCATAGACGTTCAAGGCTAATGACAGTGCAGGCGGTTCAGATAATGTCTCTTTGCCGAGGCAAATGAATGCGAAGCCTTCAAGACTCTGAATCTTTTGAAGATTATAGCGAACTTCTCGGAATACAATGTAATCACCCATCTGGGGTTCAAAGTCAATTGGCAATTCTTGCCGATCAACAATGAACGTCCGAGTTGTAACATCAAAATTAGTACCATAGGCGAAGTCGCGATCATTGGCAATATAGGTTCGATCAAATAAGGCGGCTCGGCTCATAGCCGAAGGCAAGACGATAGCTCGCTCGACACGCACACCTGACAGCGAAACAGTTTTGATCCCAGTAGACACATTGACAGTATTGGTTATTCGCCGAATAATGTCAATGGTCCCAGGATACCGCCGTTTAAGCTGGTAGATGTTCTGGCGTATGAAGCGAAGCTGGCTCATTTTAACCATCCCCAAACGGTTTTCACAATGAGGCCGAATGTCGCTGTAGCAACAGTCCAAAGCATCTTACCTTTAAGACGCTCTTTCTGCTCCAACCGATCAACCCGCATGTGCAAACCTGGTTTCTGCTCCGACCCGTCACCTAAAATTGCTTCGCGTAATTGCTCGACTGATTTTGACATCACGTCTAATTTCTGGCCCTGAATTGCTTGAGCTTCTTTGATTTCCCCAAGCATTTCTTTCTCACTTTTGGTCATAGGCCAGCCGGGGCGGCAAGTGCCGCCCCGGCATGTCTCCGCAAATTAGGTTTCGAGGACGGCGCCAAGATTGGTGTCGAGCACCTTGATCCCAGCGAGGTAGTCCATCGTCACCAAGTGGCCCTGGGCGTTGCCGTCATACGTGATGACGGTACGCATGGTCAGGCCATTGAAGTTCGCGAACCCGCTGATCGCGCCGACACCGGCCCGCGGCAGAGCCAGGGGACGGATGACGAGCGTAAGCGCGTTGCGGTGGAACGCGAAATTGAAGTTGCCAGCGGGGCCGAGATTGACTTGCTCATCGTCGGACACGGCGAGGAACAGAGGTCGATCAAGGACCATATAGGTCGAACCGTCGGTTTGAAGGACGGTGTACCGATCCAGGTCGGTACCGAAAGTCACCAACTGCCCGACGGTCGGGCCGCCGTTTGTGAAGGTGTCGATCGAAATCGACTTCGAATAGCCGGCAGCGTAGCCACCGATGTTATTGACCAAACCAGTCGGATAAGCCTTGATAACAGCGTCATCGGTCGCGGCTTGCGAGAGGCCGTATTCCAGAGTGATCTGGGTGGCCGGGCTTGCATTGACCGCGGTGATGTGGTAGGACAAGGGGAAATCGCCAGTGCTGTCACTGGAGATCGTTACCCACTGACCGGCCAAGGGGCCCGAAACAGAGAAAACGTCAACCGCCAGGACGGTCGTGCCGGTGGCATAACCACCAACGTTGTTGACCGCGCCGACCTGCGTGGTCATCTGACCGTTCACGCTGCTCATGTTCTGAGCCATGAACGTGTTGAAACCCAACTTACGGCCGAGGCTCGCATTTTCAAGAGCAGTACCGCCATCGCCGACCAGGTAAGCCTGGTGGAAGGTCGGGTTCTGCAGAACCTGAGTTTCTGCCGTCGGTGTCAGAATCAAAGAGCGGTTGTCCATGTACGCCTTGTTGACGTTCAGGACTTCGCGCACATTCGTGATCAACTGAACAGCGTTGCTGGCCGTCAAGCTGCCGATACCGCCGGCTTGGTTAGCCAAGAACTGATAGACCTGACCGAGCACGATCTGGTCCGTGAAACGGGCCATCGCGATCGCAGCAGGTCGAAGATATTCATCGACCAAGTTCTTGAACGCCTTGGTTTCCTCGCCGTCGCGGATGAGGAAGCTGACGTGGACGTGCTGGTCCAGGGGGACCGCCACATTCGTCGCCGATGCATCCTGCACGGTCACGTCATCGCTATCGGTTTTGCGAGTTCCCTTGAACTCGGCGGGCTTACGGGTGTTGACCACGTCGCCGTACTTGGCGAACAGGGGTTCGAAGTCACGGTGAACGAGGTTGGCGGCAACCATGTTCTCCATCAGGATGGCAATGCCTTCCATCGCCCACTGTTCGGGGAGGAAAGCGTCAAGCGAATTGTCGAAGGCCGAAACGAACGGCGTACCTTTCAGGTACTTCATGGGAATCTCCACGATTTGAGTTTGAAATCAACACACCCCATCACTTAGAGCCCGACAGCGGATGGGTTCGCTTTTCGGGCTGCCATGTACTCGTCCATCGACATAGTAGCGACGTTCGGCTTCCTGCCTGGAGTACCTGATACTGTCCCGGTGCCACCGGTGGTCGTTGCCCGGAAAAGATTTCCGTATTCTTCGGGCTTTTCTTTCATCCGCTTGACCGCTTCCTCGATCGTGTAATCGACAATGACGGGTTTCCCGCCCTTGTCCACGTCCTGGAAACGAACCTTTGCGGTATGAGTGCCAGTAGGCTTGCCATCGTCACCCACATCGGGGACGAGGCGTGTTTGTGGCCGAAGTAGGGCTTCAACGAATCGGACGCTATTGTCGAGCACGCCATTCTTCGAGGCGGCGCTATTGATTTCATAGCCAATTTTCAGATTTTGGTAGTCGGAAGCCCACTGATTCTTTTCAGTTTCGGTGGCGTCCAACTTCTGCTTGTAATCCGTTTCCAGCTTCTCTTTGGCACGACGAGCCTGCTCTTCGGCCGTCAGATTCGCATTCCGCAGCGTCTCGATCTGCTGCTCCATTGAAGCCTTTTGCTGCTCGGTCATTTGGACCGTGCTCTGGAGCGTCTCTAATTCTTTAATCGTTTTCTCGCGTTCAGCGCGAGCTTTCTCTTTCTCGGCCTTCAGAAACGTGTTCACCTGATCTTGGGTGAACGTTCTGGGTGGAGGCGGCGGAGGAGGGGGCGGAGGAGGCGGATCAATTACGGGCGGTTCCGTAACGGGCAGATCATCGTAGTAAGTGTTTCCACGGAGAAAGGTTAACATTCGGAGTCCTCACCCAACTTTGGCGCTAAAATCAATAGCCGTTGGTTAGCTATTGAGCTATGTTACTCGTTTGAGCGAAATATCATAATTGTCGTAGACGTATTTCTTCAGGTATTTCCATGCCGTCGGCGATGGAATCCCTGCCTGAATGTATTCAGGAATGAATGTATTCTCGTAAGACGTTCTTACAACCGAGAAGCCTTGACTTTTCACCCAAGATTGTTGCATATCAACATCAGGGTCAACGCCGTTGAGCAAGGCAAAAGCGATTTCACAACACGCATTCTGAATAT